GTTTCCCCGTAGGCTCCCCCTTTAGTGGGGACCACCGTACACCGGTGGGGACCGTCGTCGGTCTCCGCCGTGACCAGCCCCTCGTGGGGTTAGGTCCTCAGACGGGCCGCAGGCCTGTCTACAACCGCCCTCGGCCCAGGGCAGGTTCATCCCCTCGCGGGGTCATTTCGCGCCGGCAGCGCGATTTGGCCCGCTTGTTTGGCGATCCGTCGCCGCCTCCGTTGCCCCCCGGGCCGGTGGCGTTGCAGGCGGCTGGGGTTGAGGTGGTCGCTGCTAGCGCCCCCCTTGACCCGCTCCCCGATCCGGTTCGGGTTGATGCAAATGGTTGCGTCGATTCATCCCTGGTGATGATCGACTCGTTCTTGCGTTCGCCGTCGCCTTTTCCTCCTCTGCTTGGTTCTGAGGCCAATTCTCCTGATTCAAAGTGGGATGGTATCCTTTCAGATATCCAGACTGAGGAAATTGTACTTTCCGATGAGTTCATGTCCTCTCTCACTCTGCAGATACAGGGTGGGGTCTTCTCTGTTTTTGGATCGCCTGATTCTGATGATGATGAGAAGATTTCCGCGCCTTGTTCCCAATATAAGCCGATTCTTGTGCCTGAAGACTCGATTTTGTTGGATGAAACCCCTGGACCTCTAGCGCGGTTCTGGGCTAATTTGAAGTCTTTGTCTTCTGTTGATCTTGGCCCTGCCACCGCGGTTTTGGGTTTTTTTCAACAAAGCTTTTGAGCAGTTGAGGACTGCGCTAGGCTGGACCATGGATTTCCTCCGTTCAACGCGGGGTTTTTATTCCGTTCTCGCTGTTCTTTTCGCTGTTGTTTCTTTCACGCGGTTCGCCGAGATGGCTGCTCGTTTTGTCGCCCAGATTTTTCAGTTCATTGCCGCTCACGCGGGCGCTCTTTTTCCTATCCAACGCTCGAAGTGGTGTGTAGACCTTGTTTCCCAATTGATGTCCAAGAAGGGAACCAATGCCACTCACCCCGATGATGTTGGAACCATTGTTTTGGAGGCTGATAGCGACATGCCGCAGATCGCGTGTTTCGCTATCATGTTAGCGCAATTTATACCTGGTTTCGCGCGTTCTCATGTCGATGGCGTTATGAAGCAAGCTATTGCCCTCAACAAGACTCTTTCGTTCTCGCAGCTCGGTCTTCAGGGTCTCGCCGCTATGTTGCCTAAGTTTGTTGGTGAGACTCTTATTGCTGCCGGGATTCTTCGTGCTGACATAGCTTATGACCGCCAAGTCATTTCTATGGTTGAAGAGGCGCAAGCCATGGTTAACAGGTTGGAATCCGAGCGCATTCCTTTTGATGATCATCTTTTGTTGGCGCGGTTTGATGATCTCCAGCCTGCTTTTGATGCTACCATTTTAAGCAAGATCTTGCTTGAGCCCCTGAAATCGCCGTTTCGAGCTAAGTGTTTGGCTCTTAAGGCTTCATTGGCTAAGTATCGCCCTGCCGCCGATGTTATCCTTTCTAACACTCCGCGGATACCCCCCACGGGTCTTTTCCTGAGTGGTGAGGCTGGTATTGGTAAGAGTTGGGCTGTTTCTGCCATTTCGGAAGCCCTTTTTCCGAATATTCCTCACTCTAGTCGTCTATACACGCGTATGGTTTCCGATCAATATTATTCTGGTTATGCGCATCAGAAGATATTGCTCGTTGATGATTTGGGAGCCACCCATGATGATCAGCGTCTTAAGGGTCAAGTCAATGATTTGATTTGCATGATTTCTCGCGAGCCTTGTCACCTTAATATGGCCGCTTTGCCTGATAAGGGCACCAAGATGACCTCGCCTTACGTTTTCGTCACTTCTAATCGACCTTTTCCTGAGCCAATTGGTGCGTTTGACCCAGCTGCTTTCACTCGTCGGTTTTTTGGTTGCCATGTTGTCGCCAACCCAAAGTATTTTACTGCGGGCGGTGACTTGGATTCCGATATGGTGATTGAGCACGCCACGCCTGATAATTCTGCTCCGCATCTTAAGTTTTATCCGTATGTGCGTTGTAAGGGCGCTGTAGGTGGGGTGAAGAAATGTCAGAACGCCATCACGCTTAATGCGGTTGTTTTGCATCTGCGCAATGCCCGTCTTCGTGAGACCTATCGTGCGATGCGGCAGATGCAACCGATCGTTGTTCAGGCAATGCGTTCACCTCCTCCCAACCCTCTGATGAACCATCCTCTCATGAAAGAACCGCATGATATTGATGATCACCGCGAATGGTGGTGTAATTTCGTTGAATCCACTGCAACCGTGGGTGAGCGGAAGCAGCACGCTGTTCAGCGTGCGACGTTGATAGTGCGTGATTTTATGATCACTGCTTACAAAGGCCACGCTACTGGAAATGGTCGCCAAATTCGTGATGCCATCTATCAGGGTCGTTTCGATTGGGACTTTTTGACGAATATCTATGGTGGGAAGGTGTTGCCGATTGCTGACACCACTGATGCTTATTTTCCGACCGAGAATGAGTTTCCCGCCTTGTCTCCTGCCATTCCCCGCCAGCCCTTTACGGATAAGCCCCACTTTTCCGATATCGTGCGTGGTCCACCTGTTGAGGAGGCCAAGAAACCTGAGTTGATCACGCCCGCTTCTGCCACAGTTTCATCTTCCAGTGCGCCTCCTGCTTCCGCCACGGCTTTGCGTTCTTCTGCTTCGCCTTATCAGAGTGCCTTCACGGGCACCCTTGAGGAGGCTAAGGCTCTTTCCACCACGCGGAAGGAAAAGCGCGCGGATCGTTATGCCAATAAAGCGCCAAAGCCACGGCCTGAGCCTGTCATTGATGCCCATCAGCCCTTTTACGTCCCTTATGACGAGGAGCGTATGAAGGAGATTGAGCGTGCGCTTGAGGAGCCTCTTGCGGCTTCGTGTGATCCGGCTGTTGTGGCTGCTCAGGTCAAAGGTTTGGAGGTTGATTTGGAGACTGAAAGCCTTTGGGAGGTGCTTCGTGAGGAGGTTACCCCTGGAGGTGTTTTGGTTGTTGCTGCTATTCTTGCTGCTGTGGGCTTGGGTCTCAAGAACATTGTTGGTTTGTTCAAATCTGACAAGGAGGAGGAGGATGATGAGGTTGCTCCCCCCATTCCCGTCCGGCCGCCTGCTAAGTATGCTATTGGTGGCTACCATCGTGCCAGCCACAGTGTTCCCATTGAGGTGCAGAGTAGCTTCAAGGGGAAGCGTGGGCGGAAAAAGAAGGGCCGGAAGAACAAGGCTATGAATGATGAAGATTGGGCCGCTCAATTTGACGACAATGTCGATGATGAGGGGCGCGTCATTATGCAGGCTATTGCTTCCATGGGGCCTCGAGGCGAAGGCAATGAGAAATTGGGACAGATGGTCATTTCCGCCTTGCGTCGCCTGCGTGAGAATGGCGTCTATTTCAAGCGTACTGGCAGTGGGGTTCACGCTTTCGCCGTCGGGGGGCATAACGTGTTGATACCACGTCATTTCTTTCTTGATCCTCACGGGAACGTTATCGATGAGGGCACCGTCATTGAGATCACGTCTCATACTGGATTGCGGAAGACTGTCATCGCTTTCAATTCTGATGACATGATCGATTTCCCCACCGCTCCTGGGATCTACGAAGACGTTGTTATGTATCGGTTGCCACGTTCTGGTCCGAGTGCGATGACTGCTTTTGCCGATTTGACTCACTTTCTCCAGGATTCGGTTGATTTTTCGGCTCTTGCTAATGCCACGCGTGGGGTTTTCATCCGTAGCGTTGTTTCCGATCCAGCTGATATCATCAAGGAGTTGCCCGTTATCAAGCCCATTAATCGTGTCCTCACTTATCCTTCGAGTGGACCGAGGGGAAATTTTGATCTTAGCATTTCCTCTAGGTATGAGTACGATTCTCAGAACGTCGGCGACTGTGGTGCCATGTTGGTCGTTATCTCTCGCCGGGGTGAAGTCAAGGTTCTGGGTTTGCATGTTGCGAGTCGTTATCTCGCTGATGGTTCGCGAGTGGGTATGGCCGTTCCCATTTCGCGTGTTAATCTCACCAATCCGGTTCAAGGAGTTGTTGTGCAAGCGCAGAGTGATATTTTCCAGCCGCTTCCTGTTACTCCTGCTGAAATGCGTGATTTAGGGCCCGCGTTTCAGGTTCTGGGCACCATAGATTCACCTTCTACTCCGGCGCGTGTGAGTGATATGGTGGATTCTTTGTTTGCCGAGCATCCTATTGCCTCTGATGTTCGTCATGTGCCTGCGTGCCTTGGTGCGCGTGATGGTGTTGGCCCCACTGCCTTGGAACTTGTTGTCAAGGGGGTTAATGACATTGTGCCTGTTGGGAAAGAGCGATTTAAGGGGTTCGCTCCTGACGTCGCTGAATCCGTGCGCCAGGCTATGGTTGCGGCTCATCGATCTCGGTCGCGGACTAGCCCTGCGCATGTTCTCTCTGAGCATCAGGCTTTGAATGGGTGGAGTTTGATTCAGCCTTTCTCTTTGACCAAATCACCAGGTTATCCTTTCACTCTCACTCGTCCAATTGGTGTTTTTGGCCGCGCTTATCTTTTTGATATTGCCGTTGATGGCACGAAAAGTGTTAAGGATCCTTTGCTCCGCCAGCAAATTGATGCTCTTGACTGTGATGTCCCGCTAAACATGGTTTCTGTGTGTCATTTGAAGGATGAATTGCGGGAGCCAGAGAAAGCTCTCAAGCCGCGACTCATCGTCACTTTCCCTTGTTCCTTCACGGTGC